TGGCATCAAATACATAATCAGTTCTAAGCATTAGAAGAGCTCCAATATTGTATTATAAATCATCAGGTGTAATTGGAACAGTTATAAAATTTTCTTCAGGTTCAGGCCTATGCACAGGAACACTTTGTTTCTCACCTAACGGTTTCGGATCTGTATAATGTGAATGCTTCTCTTCCCAACAAGTATCAGCACAAACAAACAATTTATCCCAAGTCATTCTACATTCAGATGCATATCGTTGGAATCCGCATTGATCACAGATTACTAAATAATCACCAGGTTTATATGACATAATTTATCCTTCACGATAAAAACGATGGCCTTTAATTTCAACAATGAATTTCATCCCCTTCGCCCAGTATGGCGGCTGGTGGTTCGGCATCCCTAGCAAGGCATAATAATGTGTTGCCCCATAAAGTGTGTCACCAGCCAGCCATTCATTGAGTCCTGCCTGAGCATTTTCCAATACCTTTGCTGCAGTAACAACATTTCTAATCCAAACAGACGGATGATCTAGACCTAAGTTGAAACAACTAAATTGCTTTCGTGATAGCACAACATTTGACACTGGCCAGTTATTTTTCTTCGCCCGATTAAGAATAACTTTGGCGACTGCTTTTTGTCCAGCAACTGACTCCCCCCTAGCCTCATGATAGATTGTCAAAGTTAGCCAAAACAGGGCTTGTGTTATATCCATTAACTCACCACCTTCCTAGCAAATGCACACTCACCACCGCGTTTCATAAATACTTCTGCAAAATCATCAAGATCCATCACCCAGTAGCCGTTACGAATACGATTCCATAATGGCCATGAGTTTGGTCCGCCAATAAGCCTGTGGTATAGATTAATAAACGTAGCCGCTGAACAATGTCCACCAACAACCTCCCCACCTGGAGTACTAAGTCCGTCTACTTCCCTGGGATACATCATACCCTCAGTCCATTCAAGCCCAAGAATAGCACTACCGTAATAATCAATACCACGAATAACTTCATCAACAGTTCTTGCTCGACAATATGATTCAATCAAACCTTCTTGCTTTGCAGTCTGCATTACTGCTGCAAGTGACGTGCCATAACTAATTGGCTTCGATCCCGGTCTTTCCGAGCCTGGCCATTGATCATTATCCTGGCAACGAAAGTAAAACTCAAGCGCCCATTCATCTCCAAGAGTTCTTATCCCAGGCTCATGCTCAAGAAATGCTGCAAATCCAAATCCTCCGCAAGCACTCCACTTATCTTGATTAAGCAATGGCTCTTTGAATTTCTTTACACGATACTTGCTGATCAATTCTCGATATCGTAAGTCAATACCATCATCAATAGGTGGTACTGCAAGAAGATTCGGAGCAAGAGGATCAGGCTGAAAGATCAAACCACAACGTGAGTCTTGCGTTTCGCTACCATCTTTGAGTATCATCTCTTTACCTTTCGTGGTTCATTTATCTTAGACTTGGTCTGTTCAAATTGCATATAGGTCAAGGTTGTTATATTACTATTCATATCTGTAATTGCTCGAAGAAGCGCTTCATATCGTTCATCAGTTCTAGCTTGCCCTTGGGCAAGTGTATCAACTTGTTTTGATAAAGTCCTAATATCTGATGACATAGCAGCAGCATTAGCAGTATACTGCATTCGCATATCATCCTTTATTTCCTTAGCATAAATATATGAGCCAGCTACAAATGCTGTAATCAAGACCGCCCAGCCTGCTATACCAGACTGCCATCTTTGAGAATTTTGTCTCCGCTCCACCTCGTCACCATGCACACCACATACACCAGTCTCAGCAAAATTACATTTCACTGTCTCGTGCTCGCCTATTTCATGCTCGGACATTCGATCCCCTTTTTGTTATGCCTCGTCTTGTACATTAGGAAAGTATTCTCCTTGGTAATGTCTTTCATCAGGTCGGTCTCGATATTTATCCCGAGCCTCTTTTAATCGTTGTAGTCGATCCATCACGGTTGGATTTGCAAACGGATTGAGGTCTTCTTTCTTATCACCTGCAAACCAGTTAAAAAATAGCACTCCCATTGTACTGACTGCTGAAAGATACAAGATCCCAGCTTTCATCAATGCCTTAATCATCTTCCAAGTTTCAAGATTAGATGCTAAGATTAAATTAACAATATTAAGAAAAAATCTACCATTCGCACCCATGAACGCGGAAACTGTTTTTGCCGATACGGAAAACTCTACATCATGACAAAGGCCAGCCGGAGCAATATTGACTCCTTGAATCGTATCGGGAACAATTGCATCTCCCCAACCTTGGCCAGCACCACAAAATGTTGGCCACTGATCAGGCGGAAGATCATAAGGCCATGATGGGACGAGAAATTCTGGTACTGTCAGAGTTGCTCCATGACTGGTAATTTTGACGAAGTTCATTTCTTCTTTTCCTTCCTCCAAACCCAAGGCTGAACTGGAGCAGGGCCAGACCACAGCCCCACCCGATTGCCTGCAGAAATACCTTGTAGCTTTTCCCAGGCCTGACAAAACGACTTCTTACAATACTGTGGATAAATCCAAGCATAACCTGCAAGCAAAAGCTGTTCCTGCACACATTGTGTTCCAAGCATTACAACTGCAACTGTTCGTCCATATCTATCATAATGTTTAACATCAACTGGAGCAATATCAACAACTTTGCCTTTAACCATAACTTCAACAAAATCTTTAGCTGCAAGACCAAATGCTTGTTTCTTTTCAGGCGAATCAATTCCATAAAGTCGAACAGTAATTAGTCCAGTCTCATCAACCACTTTTACTGTATCACCATCAGTGACACTAACAACTGTGGCTAAACGAGCGTTGGCTGTCGAAGTGAGTAGTAAAATGAGAAAAATTATAATTTGACACATAATTTTACACCTGTTGGTTGATAGCGAAACCGATCACAACTCACTCCGGCTCTGCCGTGATCGTCGAATGAAAAACATGGTCCAGGTTCTTTGCAATATCGATCCTTGACAAAATGTAAACCTTCATCATTTTTCTTGAACAACTGCAAACTGTCTTCCGCAATCACCCGCATAACTTTCTCCTGAAAGTTGAGGTAAGGATCAATCACAGTCTTCGTTTGGATAATTACATATAGGACATCTTGGACCAGTATATTTATATCCACATTGCTTACAGATCACCATTGCATCAACACGGACTTACTGATGTCTCCGAACGGCGCATGAAGATATATGCCACCATGTGATGTTCCCATGTCAGAATCACCCTTGCCATTCGGCCGGCCATTGCCTGGCTTGAACACAAATCCATACATTACAGCTCTACTGTCGCGATTACATGTATCTTCTCGATCCCTGCAATTCTTTGCAGTGCTTCTGACCGTGAAGGTCTTACCAGACGAAAATGTAAATTTAACCGGCCCTGGCCCAAGAGAATCACCCCTTGATGGTATTCTCCAAGCCTGTCGTTTATTCGCTACATTGTAATAGCCGTATGATTTGCTATTCTTATATACTCCAGGAGTTACAGGCTCAGTTGCATCACCAGCTATTCCGCTCTTAGCAGTATAAGTCACACCATCATTCATCTTAATTACAAAGTTCAATGGTCTTGCATATTGATCACCAGACTTTGTCAACAAGAAAACTGGAGCACCTTTATATGGAACTCCTAATCTTGCAACCTCACCATTAACTGAAACATAAATAATCGATCCTGCTTGTAAAGTCCTGAACAAAATCCCTGCAGAACCGTTGCCTTGATCAGTTGATCGTTCAAAAGTAATCGCATGTGGAAATATCTTATTATCTGATGGAGGAGTAACGGGAGGAGTAACTGGTACACTTCCTGGGAAATACTGAGTACAAAGTGCATTGCATTCATCAAGAGACTGTGGAATTGTTACAGCATTAACTGGTAAAGTCCAGAACAAAACTATAGCCAGAACCAACCTGAGCATCAGTCTACCTCCTCGATCTGGCCTTCAGGCTCGATAGGTTCGGCAATCTCTTCAGTGGGGGCGAGCGGCGGAGCAACGTCGGGGAAGGTGGGAGCGGCCGGCTGAGGCGCAAGCGGCGTCGTTGTGGTCGTGGTCTCAGTCGTCGTTACAGCCGGGATGAAGTTGGCCACTGCGTCTTTGATACCTCCAAGCGCAGCCATTGCACCCTCAGTCGCTGCCGAACCGCTGGCATCCTGAGTAGGTGTGTTAGCAGTCGTGAGCCCCTTGGCATCGGTCCTCATGGTGCCGTTTCCGCCGCCGGTGTTCTGGTTAAATGTGACCTCAGTCGGACTGTAATTTACCGAACAACTCGTCAACAGGCCAACAGCCAAGGCTACTCCCAAAAGTCTCTTCATCTCTTCCCCCATATTAAGTTGGTTTTCAATACCATTTATCCGCCCATCCTTTGCAATGCTCAAGCTCATGTTTCAGCAGAAACCCCGGCGCCCAGACCTCGCAGGATTGAACACCTCCTTTGCCGTCCGGCCTAACGTCGGCACAGGCCCAGATTCCACCAAGAAAGATAAGTGAAAAGATAGGCCGCTCCTTGAACATCACCCACTGACAAATTGCTGCAGACGCAGGCAGCGACAGCTTATGGATTTTCAAATCTGGAATATTTTGTAACTGTGTCTCATGTGTAAGTCCTGGAAATAACTTTCCTCCAGGCAGTGGTGCACATCCAATGAGTTGCGAAACAATAAGCAGGATAGCAATACTCCAGAGGATGCCTGATATGATCTTCTCAGAGAAGGTCACTTCGGCGTAACCTTAATAATCGTCGGTTTCGGTCCCCAGTCATTCAGCGTGTAAATCTCTGAGTGTGGGGACTCTCCACCATCAGCAAACGTTGCTGTCAACGTGAATGATGTGGTTTTCTTTATCAGCACCACATCACAGGAACCAATCCTGACAATAGCTGTTGCCCAAGTACATACTGCTGCGCCATCTTGATAGAGCTTAAAACCAGTGTGAGACATATCAGCAGGCGGCTCGTAGCCCCACTCAACGGTCAGATTGCGCTGCCAACCTGGAGCTGCAGAGACTGATATTGGAATCAGTAGCAATAAGATTGCAAGCAAAAGTTTTTTCATATCGTTTTCTCCTCAGAGCACTTCGTCACATTAGGAACCTCATTCCCCTCTTCACCAACAGTCGGCTGCCAGACTTCAGGAGCATCAGCGATAACATCTGCCAGTGTGAAGCCCATAAACTCAGGCACCATCACCGCTGCCCGCTTCTCAATCAACTCATAGCCAGTCAGGCCAAGTGATTCGTCATACTCGATAAGCTGCTTGATCTTTGGTTTCAACCGAACCTTCGGAGGCTTACCACCCTTGAGCATCGGGTTGAAGCAGATATCAGGGGTCAGCCGGTCCATGGTCAGCGGGCAGGTATCGAAAGATTCTCCATGCCCAGGGTGGTCATCTGCCGGGAAGAGATCTTTGTAGAAAATGATAAAGGTCAGACCGTAGGTCTTGCCTCCCCTGGTATAGGTTCCACAAGGGAAGGCATTCTCCCAGACTATACCAAAGAGTCTCTTGGGATCTGCTGGGTCTGGTATCTCGTAGTATGCACCGAATGATTCACCTCTATCGAGTATCATTCCACCACCTCGTCATCAATCGCCTTCAGCACTTCAGCCAGCTTCTTTGCCCCAAATTCGTAACCAGTGGAAGTTTCCCACCAGCTTTCGGCGGTATCTTCGGTGCCGTCAATCCCTGCAAGGATGTCCTTGATTTTCGCTTTCAGGTAATAGGCTTCGTGTCTGGTCATATCGCATACCCCTGCACTTTCAGCACTTCTGCCTCACTCGCAGATTTCCCCCAGAATTGAGTCTGCTGTATGCCAAATGGTATAACGCTATTCAGGCCGATACGTTCATGGGTAACGACATTCCAGTCTCCATCAGCACCGACCGCGACAGCGCTTCCCCATGTGATTGCAGTGAAAGTGTTCTTCGCGTAGCCAGTCCTGAATGTGGCCCCATCACATTGCACAACCGGGAGAAGTTCGTCAGTCCTTGCCCATCCGCCTGTAACCGTGACCTCTGCCGTATTGGTGCCGTCAGTACATTTCAACTTCCCACCAGAATCCGCGAAGATCAATCCGGCTGCAACGTCATTGACCGAGAGGATATTCGCCGGGGCCGTAACCTGTGCGCTGGATACTCCCATTTCTACCAATGCAGCAGCCGTAAACGCACCCCCGCTTAGGGCAGCGATCATAGCTGCAGACAGCGGTATCGCCAGTCCGTTGCCGCCGCTGGTGGATGCTGTGGAGGTTACTGAGGTGGTTGCGCCTGCGCCTGATGCTGCGTAGGGCATTTGGTAGGGGGAGGCTACGAGTTGGGGGTTGGAGATGGTTACTGTGCCTGTTGCAGCCCCGGACGTTCCCGCCCCAAATCTAAAACTGACTGTCCCTCCCGTGCCAGCAATGACCATTTTTACAGCCAACACCCTGCTCCCCGATGATGGTTTATATCCAACCGCTTGCTCAACTCCATCAACATAATATGTGCTGGTCGCACCGCTCGGAAGCGGGACAGGATAGATGATATCTGCAACAGCTAAATTGCCATCACACACTGCGTCAACGGTATAAATATAGGTTGTATTGGCCAATACAGACAGACTTTGCCCAATCCCTTCACGAGCAACTGCGGCTGAAAACGTTAACAACGGTCCTGCAACGGTAAGGGTTCCGCCCGTGAGCACTACAGCCCAATTCGTCGGAGCAGCCCCCGGCGTACCCGACACAGCCCCCTCAAACTTGGAGTTCTGCAACAGGTTGCTATACGCAGGCTGTACCATCACCCCCCGCCCAGGATGATTGACAGGCCACGGAACCATATTTCCTGAAGCGTCTGGCTGGTTGCCTGCTACTGAGGTTTGGATCTGGGGGCCTACAGGACAGACGGTGGGGGTCTTGGCGTTCCAGAGAGAGAGTAGGCCGGGAATACCACCTTCGCTACCAGCTATCGCTCTCCGCGAATAACTCTTGAATATCGGCTTGAAAATACTCTTAGCGACACTCATCAGTCTACCAACTGAACACCGACTGCGTTAGCGGTTACGCCCTTGACAAATTGCAGGGTGATGGGACTATCGATCTTTAACGGAGGTGAGGTGGCGGTCATGGTTACTGCTACTCCAAATTCATCATAAAGAGCCAAAGCTACACCAGCTTCATCAAGTATATTTACTGCAATAGTCTCTGCCACAAGAACACCAGCAACTGTAACAGTCTTCGGAAGTGAATGAGCAGGAAAATAATGCCTGACAGTCATAGCCGCAGTTTGCTTAGGAATAATCATACTCATAATATTCTCCGCTATAATAATTGTTATTGGATTAACTTTTATATTAACACAAAACCTGTAATAATAAAGTTCCCCTTATTATTACAAGTTCTTTTTTAATATGCCCTGAGCACCATATAACTAAAGGCATGAACACTAGATGGATCAGCTGAACAAGTTACCGTCAAAGTATTAGCAGTTACAACAGCCTTCAAAATGCTATCCGTATCATTCGTAGTATTATAAATGACTATCGGAATATCTGTAGCAAGAGCACCAGTCACAGTAACCGCTTCAGCTGCTGCCCCACCAACCGTTTGATGTGTTCCTGCGTAAGCAATATAATGACTTGGTTTAAATGTTCCTCTCGGCCGAATAACAACATAATGTAAACTATGTGCCACAGCTGGATCAGCAGAACAGGTTACAGTAATTGTATTATTAGTACAAACTATATCACTAATAGTATCAGTGTCATCTGTTGCACCATAATTAACAAAAGCCATATCAGTAGCCAAAACACCAGCAACTGTAATAGCTTCTGCAGCAGCACCACCAACAGTAGTATGCGTTCCAGCAGCTACAATATCCCACTCAGGAACACATCTATTCCTTAACAATGCATAATCATAGCCATGTGCTGTACTAGGATCTGCACTACCAACAATAGTAATCGTACTATCAGTAGCTATTGCAGAAACTATCTGATCGTTATCATCAGAAACTTCATGATTAACAATAGCTATATCAGTAGAAAGAATCAGTCCACTTCGAGTAATTACTTCAGTTGTATCTCCACCGGCAGAAGTGACTGGGCCTTCAGCCAACTTTATGCCATAACCATAAGTTGGGCCAACAGGAACAAACAAGCACGATGCAGCAGTGCCCATATTTACCCATTGAGCTGCCTGACCAAGAGCTACATCAGTCTTAGTGAATGTACACCCTGGATTGTACCCAGCAGATCCAGATGCAGGAATCGTAGATCCAGAAGCCATTGACTTATTTCTGGAAGTATCACATGTAATACCATTCGGAAAATTTGTTACACCCATAATTTCCTCCACTGGGACACTTCTTATCTCAAAGAACTGCCTGAAAGATTTTAACTTTCATTTACCCACATTATTAAGACCGTTCTAAGCTCGTCACAAAGAACGGTCAGTTCTTATTTCAGTTTGGTCGTTCACTTATGAACGGTCAATTATGCAGCACCCGGACTTCCAAAAATTCCCCTTGGATCAGACCAACCAAAGCTTCCACGAAAAGTCGCTTTGAACTTTGCATTCTCAGTATCGAAGTCATTCTCAGTTCCAAACGCATCAGGCCTCCTTTCCATATACTTCAAACCGTCTGGACAGTTAGTTTTAATAAACCATGCATCACTATCAGTCAGGTAATGATTCACAGCGATGCCCTGAGGAAACTTCTTCGATGCTCGAATAGCATTGATATCATTATTCGCGCTGCCGGACTGTCCGATAGATTCGAGAATCCGCATAGCGTCAAACTCAAGAGCAGTCGGGATGATCAACTTCTGAGGCATAATCGCGATCTTGAGTCCACGATCAGTAGTGAATGCAGCGATGTCAATGCAAGCCTGCTCGAGGGCTGCTTCACTGAGGTCAGCCGCAGTAGAGAGCTCGTTCCTCCAGATACCGCCGGATTTATTCGGATGATCAGTAGCACAAAGCTCCTTACCATCACTATTAGTTCCCATAGTATAAGCAGCAGTAAACGCCCGATTAAGGATGTTTGCCCCAATAATCTCTTTGGTTTGCCGGATAGAAAAAGCAAGTGCATTTGCACGACGCAGCGCAACTGTAACAGCTATACCATCTTCGTACATTTCCCGAGTAATAATAAATCCAAGGCCGTACGTTACATGAGTGTAGCGACTAACAAATCCCTGCTCCTGCTCATCATACGCAATCCCAGCTCCCTCGGTTTTTACTGCTGCAAGACCGAAACCAGTTACGCCAGCTTCTTCTTCGAAAGCCTTTGTAGAGTTACCCTTTTCAAAAATATCCAAATACTCAATCGGATACTCTTTATATTTCTGCCCGAACCAAGTCTTGACCCCAGGCACCAGATCTTTTGCAAAATTACTAGTAGTAATAATACCCATTTGTAAGCTCCTTTAAATGATGATTAAATAGCAGAAGTTAATAAACAACTAATTAAACATCAGTTGAAATAGTAAGGCCCAGCTCATGCTCTCCGAAAAGAATTTCCCACTTGGCATAATTTCCAAGTTCATTATCTTCTCGATTAGCCAACCTCAAAAGTCTACAGTTACCACTGGTGTCGGTTGCAGTATCACTGGAATCAAGTTCCATAGCAGACTTACCAGTAGTCGTAGATCCAGAACCAACTATAAAGTTTGTAGAAAGCCCTACTTCAGTAGCAGCCAATGCAGCACCATCACTATCTTCCTGAACTTCAAAAATAACCTGAGGATCATCAACTACCAGACAATACATTGCAGTAGCAGCAGGCCGATATGAACGATTAGGAGTATCAGGATGAGTCATTACATACGGATTATCACCAAAAGCAATTACAACACCTCTCACTGCAGCACCAGCAGTAGCTTGGGCTACCGTAGGATACTTGCCGGTTGAATCTGCAGATCCAGCACTTTTAACTGCATCGCCAATAAAAGTTGCAGTATTATCAGTAGACGGAATGTAATAAACATTTGCCTGACCGTTCCAAGGAGACCCGTTCAAATGTTTGACCGGCTTAAAGCCGAAAGGAGTATCAAGATTTGCCATATTTTTTACCTCAACAAAGTTTAATTATTACGAAATAGTCACACTTCCAGACAAGCCATCTCTACCCTCGCCACGAGAGTTCCGCTTAATTTGGTTTTCTACCTCACTAATCTTGGCTTGTGATTCGGCTC